AGATTCTTGATAAAACTCGTGCAAGAGCAGAGAGAGATCAAAAGCAGTATGGTGGTTCAGTATATTCCAAGAGAGTTGCAGATAAATCAAAAGCAGCACATGATCGTTATCTGAAAGGTGGTTATAGCAAGTATGGTGCTGATGACCGTCGTGGCAGTGGAAATAAAGCACGCAAGAGAGCAGCAGCACTCAATAGAGAGGAATTTGATTGGTTGGTTGATACTTTAATCGGTGAAGGTTATGATCTCTCTTTATATACTGTAGAACAGTTTTATGATTTTTGCGTTGAAAGTCTTGATCCTGTAGGTCAAGAAGATGCTGACATCGATAATGATGGTGATACTGATAAGTCTGATAAGTATCTCCGCAATCGTCGTAAGGCAATTGGCAAGGCGATGAAGAAGAGACTCAAGGAAGAAAGAGAGTCTCTGTCTGAAGTTATCAATGATGAGAATGATAAACCAATTAAAGAAAAGAAAGTCAACAATAAAGTAGTTATTAATCCTAAACTGGGAGAAGCAGTTGAGGAAATGGGTGGAACTCTGCTTGAGCAGATTGAAATCGATGAGATGGATTATGTCATCGAAAGTGTGTATGATGAATTGATTCAAGAAGGATTTTCTGAGGATGATGTTGAGTTTGGTATTGAGTCTGCACTGAATACTCTGGATGAGGGTTACTATGATTCTGCAGTAGCAGCATCAAAGGCAGCTGCAGAAAAGAACAAGGGAGAAGCACCTAAAAAATCTTTGAAGGATAGAGTTAAGTCTGCTGCTAAGAAAGCAATTTTTGGTGCTGGTCGTGCAGTCGGTCAAGCAGCAAAAGCAAAGGCAGCAGTTCAAGCAGCACCTGGTAAGGCAAAATCAAGTATTCAATCAAAGATTGATAAAATTAGGAAAATTGCTAAGGCAGGATATAAGTCTGGTAGAGGTCCTGTAGAAAAGAAACCAACCACCTATAGAGGTGCTGGTGTAGGTCGTAAAGAGAAGATTGGTGAGGAATTAGTTGGTGAAGGTGTGTATGGTGCAGATGCTGCCATGAGAAAGGCTGCTGCTAAAGAAAGGGCAGCAGAAAAAAAGGCAGGAAGCAAGGCAAAGTCTCCTGGTAGACTTGGGCCCTCTGCTGGAAAGTCTTATGCTGATCACGAAGCACATTCAATCAAGGCACATGACAAGATTACCAAGAAGACCAAACCATCTGTTCTTGGAATGACCAGTGAAGAGGCATCAATGTCTCCTCAGGAACTGATGCTCCAAAAGAAAAAAGCAAGAATTGATAGAATGATTGCTATGAAGAGAGCACAACAACTCAGTAAAGAAAAATCTGGTGCGGCTCAACCTGCTAAGGCAATGGGTGAGTCTGCAGAAGATCGTTTGAGGGATATGCGCCAAGAGCGTGGTGGTGTTGATGGTAATGTAGATTATCGTCGTCCTGCTAAAAATGTCGCTACTGATTCAAAGAAAGCACCAAGTACTTCTAAAGCAATTGACATTGTAAAAGCACAAATCCAATCCAAGTATGGAAAGGGTGCTATCATAGATACGAAGAAAAAGTAATGCCAGCAGTATCAAAAGCACAACAACGGTTTATGGGTATGGTCCATGCCGTGAAGAAGGGGGAGATGGCAGCACCTTCTCCCGAAGTTGCACAAGCAGCAGCATCAATGAAGAAGAAAGATGCAAAAGACTTTGCATCAACAAAGCATAAAGGACTCCCTGAAAGAAAGGAAGTTAAAGAAATTTATAGCAATACTGACGCTGGTCGTTCAGCAAAGTATGCTAGAGATGACAAAGAGAAGAAGCAGTTTGCTAAAGATGACAAACGCAAAAAGTATGGTAAGTTTGTTAAAGATATAGAAACTGCTAGAGGAAAAGGTAGGGGTATGCGTGGAACCCACAAAGGTAAGTGGGGCACATTTAATAAAGGTGTATTTACTCCCGATAGTTGATATATAGTTAGTATTAACTGAGGATTATCATGCTATCATTTCTACTCCCATTAGCTTCAAAGGTAATTTCTGATGCCGTTAACAAGATTCCAGAAAACGAAGAACTCGGTGAAAAGTTGGTTGAGATCTGTCTTGTTATCTTGGGTAAAGCGGTTAAGCTGACCAAGACCGATATGGACGATCAACTTCTTGAGGTTGTCACTAAGGCAATCAAAGCAAGAGACGAAGAATGATACTCTGGGAGACCAAATTCAAGGTCTCCCATTTTTATAAATATAATTAGCAAATATTTCAACGGAAGAAAGACATGGCACTTTGGGGGAATAATGATTCCATCCGTGGCGGTGGAACAGTATCACTTAATTATCAGACTGGAGCAGTTACTGGATCCGGAACCACTTTTGGTGAAACTGGAGCAATCCAAGAAGGAGATGTAATTCGCTTCGGCACTAGAGACAATGTGTATTTTGGTGATGCCGTTGTTGTTAGTGTTGCAAGTACAACTTCTCTGACAATTGGTTCAACTGCTGGTCTGAGTGGTGTAGCGATTGCTGGAACGACTTATGTTGGAAGTCAACTTCCCAAGTCTTCTATTCTTGATTCCAAGTATAGTGAGAAGTCTGGTGTAGGTGCTGACGATTCATACATTTATGGCGTCGCATCAGAAGGTCTGGATAATGCACAATCTTCTGCATTCGCACTGACTCATGGTGGTTGGGTTGGAGTTACAACCTACATTGACACTGAAGGAAACTACAGAGTTAAGTCTGAAACTTTGGTAGCAATGTCTGGTATCACCACTGGCAATGCACCTGCATTCCCACCTGGTAACGCATATGGCGGAATCGACTGATAAACTAATCTAACTAAAGTATGATTTTTAATGAACTGAATGAGGATAACTTCCTCCTGTTTGCCATCAAATATCATCAGAATCCTCAGGCAGTCACTAAAAAAGACTTTGAAAAAGATTTAAATCATTTCAAGTATATTAAACGACTACTGAAACGATATCGCAATACAGGTGAGCTTAAAACTCACCTGTTAGTAAATCACTTTATCATTCTGTATAATATATTTGGCGAAGCAGCAACTCCTATGTTATTCTTTAAGATTGATTCAGATTTGTGGCCTGCGATGAAGAGTTTTATAATATTTTTGAATAAATTTCCAGAGTATCCTAAAACCTTTATTCATGACATCAAGGTCGATCTTGAATGTATGAAGTCCTTATATCAAATCTACAATGGAAAAGAAGAATCTGTTTGAACGATTAAAGCAAATTCGCGAAGAGGGCGTTGTGGGAGCGAATGTTCCTACCAACTCAATGGCGAGTGGCAAGATTGCAGGTTCTGCTGAAGCAGGTGATGATCCCCCAGTAAGAAGAAAGAGAAAGAAATATATTTACCAGAAGGGATTGCGAAAGATTTGGAAACCAGAAAATGGCAGATCAAATTAAGGTTGCTGTATTAGAAGAAAGACTTGAAAACTTTGAGGCATTTGTCTCTAAGTTAGACTCCGCTATTGAAAAAATTGCTGAGGTAAATAATAATGTGTCGCGCATGTTAGCGGTTCATGAGGAAAGAATATCGAAGCAAGAAGAAATCGACTCAGTATTGTTTGATAAGATCGACAAACTCCGTGATAAAATGGACAGCGATCACGACAGCGTTGGTAAACGATTATCTTTATTGGAACGAAAACTTTGGATTGGCCTCGGAGCACTGGGAGCAGTTGTAGCACTGTCCAATCCACAAGCAATAAAAATGGTTAAACCCTTGTTATCTTCCGCAGAAAGTGCTATAGTAGTGCCAGCGGTTGCCTTTGTGAATGGATCATATTGATTCCAAGTTTATTGGACTTGTATCACCAAGACTTTCAAAATTCAAAAGAGTAAAGTCAAACCTCTATAATTTCCGATGTCCTATCTGTGGAGACTCACAGAAGAACAAAAATAAGACACGCGGATATTTGTATGCGGTGAAGGCAAATACCAACTTCAAGTGCCATAATTGTGGCGCATCGATGTCATTCAATAACTTCTTGAAGGAGGTAGATCCTGCTGTCCATAAGCAATATATTATGGAGAAATTTAAAAGTGGCCATACTGGCAGGAACTTCTTTACGGAGGAACCTGAATTTAAGTTTGAGTCCCCCAAGTTTAAGGCAAAGATTAAACTTCCCAAGTGTTCGGAGGATGCTACATCTGAGGGATACCTTACAGCAAGGAAACTCCGTCCAGATGACTTTTATTATGCTGAACACTTTAAAAAGTTTGTAAATGGAATCAAGCATACTTTTGATGACACAAAGTATGATGAACCGCGAATTATTATTCCACTATACTATAAGAAGAACTTAGTTGGAATTCAGGGCAGATCTATGGATTTTGCAAATCCTAAGTCTGTTAAATATATCACTGTGATGTTTAATGATGATGCACCAAAAATCTACGGACTTGATAACATCAGAACAGATGCTCCAGTCTATGTTACAGAAGGACCATTCGACAGCACATTCATTCGCAATGCGATTGCTATGTGCGGAGCTGATGCTGATGTTAGTCGCTGGGGGATTAGCAATCCTGTGTGGATCTATGACAACGAACCACGTAATCGAGAAATCGTTAACCGAATCTCAAAAACTATCGATGCTGGTGAGTCAGTAGTTATCTGGCCCGAACGCATTGATGATAAGGATATCAATGATATGGTTATGTCTGGACACGATGTCCAAAATTTGATAGAATTAAATACTTACTCTGGTTTAGAAGCAAAACTTAAATTTACTACCTGGAAGAAGATATGAGCAACGGCACCAAGGTTAAAAAGCGGGATGGAAGAATTGAGTCCCTTGATTTGGATAAAATGCACCTGATGGTTGAAGAAGCAACCAAGGGTCTTGCAGGAGTATCTGCAAGTCAAGTTGAAATGAAATCTGGAATTCAATTCTATGATGGTATCACTACAGCAGAGATTCAAGAAATTCTGATTAAGTCGGCTAGTGACTTGATTGACCTTGAGCATCCTAATTATCAGTTCGTTGCCGCACGACTGCTTTTGTTTGCACTTCGTAAGCAGTTGTATGGTCGTATGAGAGAGTTTCCTTCTCTGTCCGATCACATCACCAAGCTTGCGTATGATGATGTTTATGACAAAGATATCTTCACTAAGTATTCGATTGAAGAAATTAAGAAGGCAGAAAGTTTCATTGATAATGATCGTGACTTTCTGTTTACATATGCTGGTTTAAGGCAGGTTGTAGATAAATACCTAGTACAGGACAGATCATCTGGAGAAGTCTTTGAGACTCCCCAACAGATGTATATTATGATTGCTCTGACTATCTTCCGTGACTATCCAAAGGACACTAGGATGTCCTACGTCAAGAGGTACTATGACGCAATCTCCAAGCACAGGATCAACATTCCAACGCCAATCATGGCAGGGGTCAGAACACCCATTCGTCAATTTGCATCTTGTGTTCTCGTTGATGTTGATGACACCCTCGATAGTATCTTTAGCAGCGATATGGCTATTGGCAGATACGTCGCACAAAGGGCTGGTATCGGTATTAACGCTGGCAGAATCCGTGGCATCAACGCTAAAATCCGAGGCGGAGAGGTACAACACACAGGCGTTGTCCCCTTCCTTAAAAAGTTTGAAGCAACTGTCCGATGCTGCACACAAAACGGCATCAGAGGTGGTTCTGCTACAGTTCACTTTCCTATCTGGCACCAAGAGATAGAAGATATCATTGTCCTTAAAAATAATAAGGGCACAGAAGATAATCGCGTAAGAAAACTTGACTACTCAATCCAGATTTCAAAACTTTTCTACGAACGTTTCATTAAGGATGGAGAGATTAGCCTCTTCTCACCGCATGACGTACCAGGTTTGTATGATGCTTTTGGTACTGATTCATTTGACGATCTCTATGTGGGCTATGAATCGGATGAGTCTATTCCAAGAAAGACTATTGGAGCACAAAAGTTAATTCTTGATATTCTCAAGGAGAGAGCAGAGACTGGTCGTCTCTATCTGATGAACATCGACCACTGTAACTCTCACTCTTCCTTCAAGGATAAGGTGAATATGTCTAACCTGTGTCAAGAGATCACTCTGCCTACCGATCCTATCAACCACATTGATGATACTGCTGGTGAGATTGCCCTGTGTATTCTGTCTGCCATCAATGTCGGTAAACTGAAGTCTCTTGATGAAGAACTTGAGGATCTGTGTGATCTGTCTGTCCGTGGATTGGAGGAATTGATTGACTATCAAGGATATCCAGTTGCTGCTGCAGAGCGTGCTACAAAGGCACGGAGATCGCTTGGAATCGGTTTCATCGGACTGGCACACTATCTTGCCAAGCTGGGTTACAAATATGATTCCCAAGAGGCATGGGATGCAGTTCATGGACTTACTGAGTCCTTCCAGTATTATCTGCTGAAAGCATCCAACCAACTTGCTAAAGAAAAGGGTTGGTGTGAAGAGTTTGGTCGCACCAAGTATGCGGATGGTATCTTGCCAATTGATACATACAAGAAGGATGTAGATGAGATCAGCAGTATCAAGTATGAGCATGATTGGGAGGGTCTTAGACAGTCTATCCTGGAGCACGGCCTCCGACACAGCACACTGTCCGCACAGATGCCTTCGGAGAGCAGTTCCGTTGTGTCAAATGCAACCAACGGAATCGAACCACCTAGAGACTACCTGTCCGTTAAAAAATCCAAGAAGGGCCCTCTCAAGCAGATTGTTCCTCAATATCATTCTCTTAAGAACAATTATACGCTTCTTTGGGATATGGAGTCCAATCGTGGTTATATTAATATTGTTGCTGTGATGCAAAAGTTCTTTGATCAAGCAATTTCTGGTAACTGGAGTTACAATCCAGAGAACTATCCTGATAATGAAGTCCCAGTGTCCGTGATGGCACAAGACTTTTTGACTACATATAAGTACGGTTGGAAGACTTCCTACTATCAGAATACAAACGATCTTAAGTCTGATGAAGTTCAGGAAGAAAACAATACCAAACTAGATAATTTGCTAAATGAGTTAGAACAAGCCGAGGAGGGAGAGTGTGAATCCTGTGCAGTTTAAGATTTCGTCAATGGATCAACCAGCATCCGTGAAAACTGTTGAAGGCATGACTGTCTTCAATACAGAACAAGTAAACACTAAAAAGCAGCCAATGTTTTTTGGCAAACCTCTGGGAGTCCAGAGGTACGATTCCTACAAGTATCCTGTTTTTGATAAACTTACAACACAACAACTGGGATACTTCTGGAGACCTGAAGAAGTGTCACTCCAAAAAGATCGTGGAGATTATCAGACACTTCGCCCCGAACAAAAACATATCTATACTTCTAACTTGAAGTATCAGATTATGCTTGATTCAATTCAAGGTCGTGGGCCTGGAATGGCTTTCATTCCTTACTGCTCCTTACCTGAACTTGAAGCATGTATGGAGGTTTGGGGATTTATGGAAATGATCCATAGTCGTTCATATACTTACATCATCAAGAATGTATATTCAGACCCATCAGAGGTCTTTGATAAGATTGTAACTGACCCACGTATTCTGGAGCGTGCTAGCAGCGTTACAGAGGCATATGATGATTTCATCAGTAGTGCCCAAACATGGGGCAATGGTAGCATGTGGCAGGCAGACTTTAAAGATTCACCATCAGCACAATGGGAGATCAAAGATGTCAAACGCAAACTCTATAGAGCAGTCGCCAACGTTAACATTCTTGAGGGTATTCGGTTCTACGTTAGTTTTGCTTGTAGTTTCGCCTTTGGTGAACTTAAACTTATGGAAGGATCCGCTAAAATCATTAGTCTCATCGCAAGAGACGAAAACCAACACTTAGCAATCACTCAGAATATTCTGAACAAGTGGGCGCAAGGTGATGATCCTGAAATGAAGCAAATTATGAAGGAAGAAGAAGAGTGGACATATGCTGCATTTGATCGTGCTGTAAATGAGGAAAAGCGTTGGGCAGACTACCTGTTTAAGGATGGATCGATGATTGGCCTCAACGATAAACTTCTGCAACAGTATGTGGAATGGATTGCAAATAGAAGACTCAAAGCAATTGGGATGAAACCAGTATATGATATTGCTGCTAAGAACAACCCACTGCCTTGGACGCAGCACTGGATCTCTTCTAAGGGTCTCCAGGTCGCTCCACAAGAGACAGAGGTTGAATCATATGTTGTTGGTGGAATTAAACAAGATGTGAAAAAGGACACATTCAGTGGTTTCCAACTTTAAATATTGCTAGATAGGGGAGGTAATACTCCCCTTTTTTTATGCCTAGAAACGAAGTAACAATTGCAGAACTTAAGACTAAGTTGGAGCGATTAAAGAATGACCTTTATTGGGAAGAACATAAGTATGGATCCGAAGCAAGAGGGCTGGCACATAAATATCTGAATAAAGTATTTGATATTATTGATGAGTATCGATTATGAAAATCCCTGGCTTTTTGAAGGACAACCTTTTTTATCTGAAAGTATTGGCGATAAGTTCGGTTTTGTCTACCTCATTACAAATCTACAAAACGGTCGCAAGTACATTGGAAGGAAATACTTCTGGTCATTTAGAACTCCAAAAGGTAAGAAACGAAAAGTAAAGCAAGAATCGGATTGGAAAAAGTATTATGGGTCTTGTCCAGAACTTAAAGAAGACATTATCAAATACGGCAAACAAAATTTTAGTAGAGTTATTATCAGCCTTCATAAAACGAAGGGCAAAACTAATTTTGAAGAAACCCGACAGTTATTTGGAAACAATGTCCTCACCGAATCCCTTGACGAAGGAGTGCCCGCCTACTACAATAGCAACATCCTCAGTAGGTACTACCGAAAAGATTATTATGGAAAAGACGACTGAAGAAAACATCAGTGACATCAAGGATTGGGCCTTGGAGCGCATTGGAGAGATTCATGAACTGGTCTCTATTCACCAGCATGATGCAGGACAACTAGACGATGCCTATGCCATCTACCAGGAGTTCGCAGAGTGGATTGAACCAGAGGGTGAAGAGATTGACCTACTCTACCTAGAGTAGTCTTACAGAGCGTTCTAGAGGGGTCTAACGACTCCTCTTTTTTTATGCTTGACAATACTCTGAATCATAAGTAGAATCTGGCTTGTCCGGTTCCAAGGGGAGCTATAAGTATTACTTAAGTATCTAAGGGCCTTGACACTTAATCTAAGACACCTTATAATTAAAAGGTATTCAAGGGCAAGTAGCTCAGTTGGATTAGAGCCACGCACTTCTAATGCGTTGGTCGGGGGTTCGAGTCCCTCCTTGCCTGTTGACAATCTATCAACCACCATGATATGATTGTCTCATGGGCATCAAGAGAAACCACCACCACCTCTTCTCTTGTGTAAGTCCCGCACTGCGGAGTTAGTTCAGCGGTAGAACGCTATCCTTCCAAGTTAGATGTCGTCGGTTCGATTCCGATACTCCGCTCTTGTCCTTTTTCATCATGGACCCAATAAAAATCTTATTATTGATAGGTGAACTTGAGGGGTGCTATATGCATACCAAAAGATTGGGTTTTGAAGAGGACAACAAAATTCTTGATGAGATGAAGAAGAGGTATTATAAACTCTACTTTAAACTCAAGAAAGAACAAAAAGATAATCCTCTATAGCACAATCGGTAGTGCGCGAAGCTGTTAACTTTGAGGTTCTTGGTTCGAGTCCAAGTGGAGGAGTCTGCCCGAATAGCTCAGCGGTAGAGCACCTCCTTTACACGGAGATTGTCGGGGGTTCGATCCCCTCTTCGGGCATATAAATAAATCACTTACATCCTGTATTATGATTATCGTAAGATGCAAAGAATGCAACACAGAATTAACTAGTACAAATAAAGTACAAACCTGTGGATGTCCAAATCAAATGAATCTTGTCAATAACAAAGTTGGAGCTGTTGACTTAGATAAAGTTGTTATGGTATCATATGATAGAGAAGTAAAAATTGATAGTGTTTTCTCTCGCGAAGAACTTGCTTATCAAGAACAAAGGAGAAAGCGTAAAGTTCGTAGATTAGACTTTGAAGTTCGTTAATGCTTAGTTTTTGGATTCACCTATTAGCATTCTTCCAAGTAGTTGTAATGAATTGTATTCAACCTGTTAATTGGAAGTATTGTTATAGAGTGGATCAATGGTTGATTCCAGATTTGATAGAAGGTTATCAGATTTGGACTCAACAAAAACATCCTTATCAAAATGAAAAGGATTATCTGGAGAGTCAATCCGATAGGTGACGGAACCGCTCTTGAAAAGCGTCGAGGTGTTAAAGCCCTTGGGAGTTCGATTCTCCCACTCTCCGTTTTCTTTAATAAACATTAAGAATTTGTGTAGCATCTATATACAATTATATGGAGCTCACGAATGACCTTCTTTTATTTGCTAATGCTGACAATTATTGCATTAGTTGCTTTTGCTGGGTATGATGCTACTATAAGGTTGGTCCAATTCATTGATCTCCAAATTCGTTATGCTTGGATAAGAGTTCAAATGAAGTGGATGGAGCAGAAACTTAGAAGGAGACTTCTTAAGGATACTGCCGACTATAAAAGTTTTCTCAAGGAGTACAAGAAGAATGACTGATGATCAATCATCTTTGTCATCTGATAATAAAACTTGTCCTAAGTGTGGAGCTACCTGGATAGGAGGGCAGCACTATTGGTCAGGCACAGGTAAGGTTGGAAATGAATTGGACCTTGCTGGATTAGTTTGTAATAGTTTTGGTGACGAAACCTGCATAAATCCTTGCAAAGGTTTGGATGGCGGAGTAACTTGGAAGAAGAGAATGAATCAATTGGAAGAAATAGATGAATCACAGAATGACCAAGACCAATCCTGATGATTGCATCACCAAAGAAGAAGTGCAGGAGATGATTGATGATGCCATACGACAACATAATCGTAATGCTTCAATTATCAGTATGTGTGTTGGTTGGGTTGTTCTCGCACTTTTTGCTGAGGGTCTTCTTCGACTCATTGGAGTAATTGATCCTCTGTTTCCCTGGTTAAAGATTACCCTATAAAAAGTAAATGGATCCAGACGAAAAAAGAGAATTTTATAAGTCATTACGGGAAAGAATTAATCAACTTAGAATGGGCCATTTGTTTGAGGAACCCTGCCCCATGTATGAACCTGAATGGGATGAAGATCTTTGGGATTGTAGATTAACTTACGATTACGATGAAGAGGAAGAAAAATGAAACCAGTAATTCTCATTGCTTGTTTTATGCCATTAGCATTGATCTGGATTATTATGAAACTTTCGCTGTGGATTTCAGCAGTCAACGATGAGCAGAAGTATGTCCGAGCAGAATCACTCAAACCACACGGACCTTATTTGGAAAACCCATATGAAGACGTTGATGAGGAGGAAGAGGAATATGGAGATCGCACAGACTATCGATAAGGCCCTTGATGAGTATTACTCTGAGAGAGGTCTACCAGTTCCACAATGGAGAATGAAAAAAGATCCTGATTGGTGGAAAGAATACTTACGCGAATTGGAGAATGATGATTTATAAAGCTGCACACTTTGCTGCTTGGACTTTAAATAATCCTTGGACACTAGCACCTATGTGTATAGCACTGGTGTTTGTTCCTATTCTGGGGATGTGGGCAGTCCACAAATACAACTGGCAGCACTGGGCACCATTTGACAAGGGACACAAGAAGTAGTATAATAAACACAAACGGACTGGAATACATCCGTGCTCACGTCTCCGAGAGAACAAAGAATCGGAAATCCAACCCACGTGGGAGAGGGATGGGAACTCCCTTGAGCCCGTCAGTGTTATTCTGCAGGATATCACTGACGCATTATTAAACATAAATAATGGTAGATAAAGTTGTTCTACCAATATGAAAACGCATAAGTGCAGTCACTGTGGTGAAACTGACCCATCTAAGTTCTACGGTCACAAGAAGAGTGTATGTGGTGAATGTCACAACAAATATACTCTTGAATTGGGACAGAAAAAACGCAAGTTTATTGTAGAACAGATGGGTGGTAAATGCTCTGCTTGCGGATTTGATAAGTATCAATCTGCTTTACAGATGCATCACCTTGACCCCTCAACCAAAGATAAAGCATTTGCTTCTATAAGAGGTTGGAGTGAAGAACGCATACTTGAAGAAATGAAAGGATGTGTGCTATTATGTGCTTGTTGTCACTCAGCAGTCCACTCTGGTGAGTTGCAACTTCATCCGAGTATCGCCTAACTTGGTCATGGCACCGCTTTTGGGAAGCGGAATAATCTCAGTTCAAATCTGAGTACTCGGACTTACTAAATATGACAACGATGAATTTTTATTCTGTGGAATACTGGCAAGAGAATTGGGACTCGCTGATTACAAGAGTGGAAAATGGAGAAACAATAGGTATAGAAAATAAAGAAACGGGAGAAAAATGTATAATGGTTCCTGCGGATGATGAACTCATACGCATGTATACGGACCACAATGAAGGTTCTTAAGGGACTGTCGATTAAAGCGAGTGAGACTTGGTAGTCAGAGAGGTTTTATAAACCTTTTCCGCCAGATTAGCGGCTTTGAGGTGGTTCAAATCCACCCACTCGTATTACATATACTTATTGTATAAATAGGTGTATGTATTATTTCATTTACCATTATGTTTACTACAATTACCAAATGCAAAGGTTGTGGATGTGATATTC